GCACACCTCTTGAGCAAGGCGTAAACAGTATCCTTTTCAGCAACGTAAAATCTAACAAATACATAATGAAACGAACTCTTCGAAGACGACAACTACGAACTCGCCGTCTTCGTAAGGGTGGAGATGAAGTCACTGTTAACTATGCTACAGGATCCAATGAAGGTTCATCAGATATACAAGATGTACGTAGATCTCTACGACGAACAAATATTAAGTTATATGGAGGTCGACGAACTCGTCGTTATCGCAAGAGGTCATAAACTAACTAACCACACACTTGACATTTATATGTCAGAGTTTGGTGCGTCGCCCTACCCTGTAAATAATTTTTCTTGTGCTTAAGCAAACAATATGGGTGGTGGTCTTCTTCAACTTGTCAGCTACGGTGCGCAGGACATCTACATTTCCGGCAATCCCCAGATTACTTTCTGGAAGGTGCTTTACAAGCGCCATACAAACTTCGCCATGGAGTCCATTGAAGTCACCTTCAACGGCCAGGCCGACTTCAACAAGCGTGTGACTGCAGTCATCAACCGCAATGCCGATTTGATGTACCGCACATACGTCCAAGTCGTTCTACCTGCAGTTGACTTTGCCTCTGTGGGTCAGCTCCAGCGATTCCGATGGCTCAACTACATCGGTCACCGTCTCATCAAGACGGTTGAGCTTGAAATTGGCGGTCAGCGCATTGACAGACAATATGGTGACTGGATGCAAATCTGGACCCAGTTGTCTCAGGATGTCGGCACAACTGAGGCGCTCAATGACATGATTGGTAACACCCATGACCTAGTTCTCATGAAGGACAGGAGGGGTTATGCCTTGGATGCCTCTTGCGCTGGTTCTGAGCTCACAAACTCGTGCGCTCCCCGTGCAGGCACCCCAGCGCGAACTCTCTACATTCCTCTCCAGTTCTGGTTCTGCCGCAACCCGGGTCTTGCTATCCCTCTCATTGCGCTCCAGTACCACGAGGTTCGTATCAATGTTGAGTTCGAGCAGTGGATCAATTGCGTCTACTATGAGTTAACCACTGGACAGACTGCACCCACCAGCATTCAATCCTTGACTGCTGCGTCTCTCTACATTGACTACATCTACCTTGACACTGAGGAGCGACGACGATTTGCCCAGCAGACACACGAGTATTTGATTGAGCAACTCCAGTTCACAGGTGCTGAGTCTATCACATCCTCCTCCAACAAGATCCAGCTCAACTTCAACCACCCGGTTAAGGAGCTCGTCTGGGTTGTTCAACGTGATTCCTTCGTTGACTGCACACCTAACCAGGTCTTTATCCAGGAGGTCAATGGATGCCAACCATTCAACTACACGGATGACTTCAGCACGGAGGGTATCGTGATGGACGTCCTTGCCCGTGGTTCATTGGGTGGTGGTGCTGGTCAGGTTGTCCCAACGATGGCAGGTGATGGTCCCTCAGGTCCTTACCTTCCAGGTATCGGTGTCAACAATGCACCTTCGCTCAACGGTGCATCATGGCTCGACACAAACCTTGGTTCAGGTGGTAACGACCAGGCGATTGTCTTCGAGGACACAACCAACTATCTCCTCGCGAAGGTTATCCTCCAGTCTGGTGTTCGCTGCGAAGGCAAGAACCCAGTTGAAGTTGCTAAGCTCCAACTCAACGGTCAAGACCGATTCACTGAGCGTGAGGGCCGATACTTCTCCCGAGTGCAACCATTCCAACACCACACTCGCACCCCAACTCAGGGTATCAACGTGTATTCCTTCGCACTCAAGCCCGAGGAGCACCAGCCATCAGGCACCTGCAACTTCTCCCGTATTGACAAGGCAACCCTCCAACTCACGGTGTCAGTCAACACAGTGCGATCTGGACGAACTGCTCAGGTCCGAGTGTATGCAGTTAACTACAACGTGTTGCGAGTGATGTCAGGCATGGGCGGCTTGGCATACAGCAACTAAACAACAAAACAAAAAAAGAAAAACAATGTATAGACCAAGACTGATCTAAACGTTGTTTTTATGTGTATAAGTAATGACATCAGTTGTAGATAGAATTGTTGATCAATTGGCAGAAATTGGAATTACTACTTATTTTATCGTAACAGGTGGAGCAATTGTTCCATTTGTAGATGCTGTTGGTCGTTCATCCAAAGCAAAGCACTATTGCTTTCAACATGAACAAGCTGCTTCAATGGCAGCAGAGGGATATTATCGTGCATCTGGAAAGATTGGTGTTGTTCTGGTTACAAGTGGTCCAGGTGTTCAAAATATTTTGAACGGAGTTTGTGGATGTTGGTATGACTCAATTCCAGTACTCTGTATTAGTGGACAAGTCAATTTAAATGAATCACTTGATTCAATTAAGTCAAAACCAAGACAAGTTGGATTTCAAGAGTTTCCGGTTGAATCTACTTTTGCATCGTGTACAAAGTATTCAAAGAAGATTCTAACGCTTGAAGAGATTCAACCTGTTTTTATAACTGCAATTGATCGAATGCTGACAGGAAGAAAAGGTCCAGTAATTATTGATTTTCCAGTGAATTTTCAGATGTCCAAGATCAATGAATTTGCGCTCAAACTTCCAACTCGTATCCAAACAACTTCGTGTTTAGATATATCATCTTCATTAAGAAGTTCATCTAGACCTCTTATTGTTATTGGAAATGGGTGTCGTGAGTATAGTTCTGAAGTTCGTAATTGGATTGAAACAACGGGTATTCCTTTTGTAACTTCATGGGCAGCATGTGATCTACTAGATCATTCAAATCCCCTACGTATTGGATATATTGGAGTCTATGGAGATCGTGTGGCAAATTTAGCATTACAAAATGCCGATCTATTACTTATTCTAGGATCTCGTATGGATACACGACAAACAGGAGGTAATCTAAAAGCATGTTCAACTCAATCAACGAAGATCATGGTAGATATTGATCTTGAAGAAATTCTTAAGTTTTCTGAACGTGGTTTCAAGGTTGATATACCTATTCATGCGAACGTACAATCCTTTTTACATTCAAACCCAGCAATAGAGCATTCATGTTCTGATTGGAAGATAACGATTAATAGATGGAAAACAACTCTTGAAACTGAACCCAATCGTGTTCCAGGAGATATCTATGATATTTTAAAACAAATAGTCCTTCCAGAAGAATGTATTGTGATACCAGATACTGGAGGTAACCTTGTATGGGCAATGCAATGTCTTTCACTTGGACCTAAGCAAAAACTATTTTCAAACTTTGGAAACTCTTCAATGGGATATGCTCTTCCTGCATCGATTGGTGCTGCAATTGCAACAGAGTCAAAAGTAGCAATTGTATGTATCTGTGGAGATGGTGGAATTCAAATGAATGTTCAAGAATTTCAAACGTTAACTAATCTTAATCTCCCAGTCACTGTACTGATTATCAATAACTCTGGATATGGAATTATTCGGCAATTTCAAGATCAGTATTTCAACTCGCGTTATATTGCAACAAGTTTAGATGAAATTTTTGGTGAAAATGGTGTTGATATTGTAAAGATTGCAAATGCTTATCGAATTGATGGAAAGGTAACTAAAACCGATATTACTATAGGAAATAAACCATTTGTATATGATCTTCAAATAGAACCCACTCAAAAAATCTATCCTAAGTTAGAGTTTGGAAATGCGCTTGAAAATATGTCACCCTATCTTCCTCAAATTGAATCTATGATGATTGCGCCATATACTCAACCTAATCATGGATCTGGTTGGGTTTCTAAATAAAAGCTTACATGTAGAATCAGGTAAATACATATGAAAATCTTTGTTACTGGACTTAAAGGATTTATTGCAAGGAATTTGGTTATTCGATTTGAAAAGGATGGTCATGTTGTTGATGGAACATTTCGAGGAGAAGAAAGTCTTTTTGATAAACTAACTCTTTTCAGACCCGATGTGATCTGTCATCTTGCAACAGAAGCATTAGATCCTGACAACATGCTTCAAACAAACATTATACAAACATACTTAGTTCTTGAATATTGTCGTTATAACAAGGTTCAAAAACTATTGATTTTTGGTTCTTCTAGTGAGTATGGATGTAAGGATCATCCATTAACAGAAAAGGATCTGCTTGAACCGAAGACAATCTATGAAGGAACTAAAGCAGCTGCAACACTCTTGTCACGTGCATATGCATATACCTATTCGATTCCAACGGTTGTCATTAGACCTATGTCTGTATATGGTCCTCATGAAAAGAACTCAAAGTTGATGACAATGTTGTTTTCAAATCGTTTAAAGTATTTGAACAATGCCAATCATGATTGGATGTATATCGATGAGTTTGTAGAGGCAACTGTTAGAATTATGAACTACAAAGATACAGAACTATTTGACATTGTGAATGTAGGATTAGGAGTTCAACGATCGAATCAAGAAGTTGTTTCAATTGCTGAATCTTTGATGGGTCTGTCAATTAATTATACTCCATCAGAAACTCAACTAGGTAATGGAAGTGACTCTCAACTTTGGGTATGCGATCCAACCTATTTAAGAACAAAATATGGATTCACGCCTTCTATCAGTCTTGAAGAGGGAATGAAAAAACACTACGAGTGGTTTAAAAATTGTTTAATCAATTCACAAACCGTATCTACATCTTCAACAGTCATTCCATGATGACATCCAAGTAAAATACCATTGCGCATAATTATATCTGAATTTTTAAATACTTCAATGTATTCACGATATGCTGGGTGTCGTGTAATATTACCTGAAAAGATGACACGTGTTTGAACATTTCGGTCTTCCAAGTAATTCACTAATGATAAACGATCCTCTACTTGAATAGGAAATGCAAGCCAGTTTGCATGTTTTGTATCCGATGGAAGAACAATTCCTTTAACACCTTGTAGATTACTTAAATATCGTTCAACGTTTTGTCTTCGAATGGAGACGAACTTTGGAAGTTTCTTCATCTGTTCTAGACCAAATACTGCATTCACTTCAGAAGATTTAAAGTTATATCCTAAACAACCATACAAAAACTTGTAATCATATTTGATGTCATCTACTACGTGATTGAATCGCTCAACTACTACTTCAGTATTATCTCCAATCCTGCCCCAGTCTCGAAACATAGTTGCACGCTTTAGATATTTTGACTCGTTAAACATCACCATTCCTCCTGACCCACATGCAGTAATGACATGACTAGCATAGAAACTTGTAGTACTGATATCTGTCTCCGGTGTATAGATCATTGTATCTGCAGAGTCTTCAATCAAAAAGATATCAGATCGTCCAAGATCGTCAAGTTTATTACGAAGTTTCTTCCAATCGGGTGTATTCCCAATTAGATTAGGGAGCATAATAACTCGTGTCATTGGAGTGATCTTTACAAGAACATCAACAACTGAAGGAACATAAGTTGTTAGTTCTACATCGCAAAATACAGGTTTGAGTTCCATTTGAATAATAGGAGCAACAGTAGTCGAAAACGTACATGCTGGGGTAATCACTTCAGATCCTTTAGGAAGATTCAGAGAAGCTAATGCTAGAAGGCATGCAGATGATCCAGAATTAACAAAAAGACCAAACTTCTTCCCAAAGTATGCAGAAACTTCTCTCTCAAATTGTGTTGTATATTTTCCATTCCCTGCTAACCATCCTTCTTTTAAGCAACGATTGACTGCTTCAATCTCTTCATCTCCATAGGCTTCAAACCCATTAGGAGCATACCAAATCTTCTTCATTTCCTTATTTAGACTACGTTAATAGCACGAAAATAACAACGCACATTTTGATAAATGAAATTTGCATATATTGTTATGTATGAACTTAGATCACTACCAAAAACGATTAATGATTTGTATTCACGTATTATTGATTATTATGACGCAGATGTCTTCTTAATTTGCCAAAACCAATTTGAAGATGATGAAGAACGAGCAAAGTTATTTTCACGAAGACTTGTTAAATCAGAATTCTATACCAAACCAAATCCAACTGAGTATTTCAATAATTCATCAAAACTTTCATTAAATAGTTACAATAACTGGAATGCACCTTATGTATTACAAATTCATATCAATTTTCATAAGTGTGTTGAGTTTATTAGACCGTTTATAGATGAATATGACTACTTTATTAGTTTACGTGTAGATCTATCGTTTCTATTTGATTTCCCTCCTCCAAGTTTATTTGAAACTATACCCCATGGAATATACAGTTTTGATCCAGAATATTCACGATCGTGGGGTGGAAGTGGATCTGCTAATTTTATACACAAATCCTTTATTATAGACTACCTTGAATCGGTATATACGATGATGATAGACTCAGAAGTAACTCCAAAATTTAGAGAAGCAATTCAATCAAATAAAGAGTTTAACGCTGAAGCTCTTATAAAGTTCGCACTTGCCACTAAAGGACTAAAGATGACTTCAATTGATGAGATTAATTTTTACATCACTTATACATCACTAGATGACTATTATACTTGGGCACGTCCTTCTCAAATTCTACAGTATCCAAATGTCCAATCAAAATACCACGAACAATATACTAATGCTTTAAGTGCTCTTGATAAATGGAATGCTGGATGGAGATGGGGATATTCAAGGGATATGATTACGCTCGTTTCTCCTGAAGAAAATTGTAGTTCAGAATTACAAATGTCTCTTTATACGAAATATATGTCTGTAGTAACTACTCCATCTGACATTAATGAACACCTTCCAGTACTGCTCAGGTATACAAAGCAGTGCTCGTCAGTTGTAGAATGTGGTGTTCGTGATGTTGTAAGTTCTTATGCATTTGCATACGGTCTTGTTGATACACCTAATAATCAGTATTTGATGGTAGATCCAAAGAAGTCTAGTCAGATTGAACCCTTCTTAAACCTATGTCGTGATAATGGCATTAATGCTTCATTTGTAGAACAAAGTGATCTTGATTGTCCTTTAGTTCAAACTGATTTATTATTCATTGATACATGGCATATTTATGGTCATCTCAAGAGGGAACTTGCTAGATGGAATACATCTGTGAATAAGTTTATCATTCTTCATGACACCACAGTAGATGAATGGCTCGGAGAGACAGTTCGTGTTGGATGGGATGCAGTAAAGCAAAGTCGTGAATCTGGAATTCCAGTTGAAGAAATCCGTAAAGGTCTTTGGCCTGCTGTAACTGAATTTCTTAATGAGCACCCAGAGTGGATCATTGAAGTACGTCTAACTAATAATAACGGTCTTACTGTATTGAAGAGGATCTAATCTTCTCAAGTGTTTCAATTATGAGTGGGACATTAGACTGTATGGGAACTAATTGAGATAAGATAACTGAATCTGGAAGGTCCCACCACTTGAGACGTAAAAAGTCTTGAATTGTCTTTTCATCAAATCGATATCGAATTATTTTTGCTGGATTTCCACCGACAATAGCATAAGGTGGTACTGATTTTGTTACTACAGACTGTCCTGCAATGACTGCTCCATCTCCAATAGTTACACCTGAGAATATTGTACAATCATTTGATATCCATACATCATTTCCAATGATTGGATCATACTTACCGTATGATGTAACAGGGAACTTTTTATCAAGTCTAAAGAATGGATATGATGAAAAAAGATCTAATCGATGATTACCGTCTATAAAGAATCTAATATTGTTACCAAAACTACAGAATGCTCCGACACGAATAACACAGTTATTTCGAGTCCACGTTTTTATTTGAACTGCTTCATAACCATATGTATGTCTTCCAACTACAATAGACATTATTACTTATAGTTTACGAATTATCAGAAACAACCATACGCCTAACTAGTTCAGGAAATGTAGTAGTTGCTTTCCATCCAAGTTGAGTCCATGCCTTTCTAGGATTTCCAATCAAAAGTTCAACTTCTGCAGGACGATAGAATTCAGGATTCACTTTGACAATTACACGACCGTTGACATCTTCACCTCGTTCATGGATACCTTGACCTTTCCAGGTAATTGGACCCCATGCAGTCTCTAGAAACTCTCTGACTGTATGTGTTTCACCTGTTGCGAGAACGTAATCCTCAGGTTTCTCTTCTTGAAGCATTCTCCACATTCCTTCTACGTAATCTGGTGCATATCCCCAATCTCGCTTTACATCTAGGTTACCTAGTTCAAGAACAAATTCAGGGTCCTTCTTCAATCGTGCAATACCCTTGGTGATTTTACGAGTAATGAACTCTTCTCCACGACGTTCAGATTCATGATTGAATAGAATACCATTGCAAGCAAACATTCCATAACTCTCACGGTAGTTTTTGACAATCCAAAAAGCATAGAGTTTTGCTACACCATACGGACTTCTTGGATAAAAGGGCGTTGTTTCTGATTGAGGCATTTCCATCACTTTGCCGTAGAGTTCAGAAGTAGACGCTTGATAGAATCGAGCATTGGTTAAGTTCATGGATCGTAAGATTTCTAAGATACGAAGAGGTCCAAGTGCATCTACATCCGCAGTCAATTCAGGTTGACGAAAAGAGGTGTGGACGTGTGATTGTGCTCCAAGGTTATACACTTCGATTCGTTTGTAGTGAGAAACTTCTTCAAAGACAGATCTTAATGAATTTACATCCGAAAGATCTGCTTCTTTAAGAAAGAATCGTGGATGATTCAAAATACTTTCAATTCGCTCAGTATTCGAGCGTGATGTTCTTCGTGCAATTCCGTAGACATCGTAGTCTTTTGAAAGCAAAAGTTCTGCAAGATACGATCCATCTTGTCCGGTAACACCGGTAATCACTGCAGCGCGGTTCATTAGTATAGACTATGTTGTCGTCTCTAGGTCATTTTTTGAGAATATCTGTATAAGTTCTTTCATAAACATAGGTTCAACGCTACGATCTTTCAGTTGTTTTAATCTAACATGAAAGATATCCATTGGTATGCTATTTTTACTTTTATGAAAGTCATAAGGTGTAAGCAAATCAATTCTAGATTTGTCTGGAGTTATTTTAACACCTAGATCACGTAAACCATAACTAATTGCAACATCATCTTGTTCTATATATGAATATACGCTATCTTTACCTCTATGGGTAACAAGGAGTTCTGCAATATCTCTTGACATAATCATTCCAGCTCCTGATACAAATGCTTTATAACCAATTTCTCCTGGAAATCCTGTAAATAATCCAGTCTTTTCTCTAGTTTCTAAATAGTCAACAAGTCTCGGAAAAATCCAAAAAGATGACAGATTTGTTCGGATCACATGTGTAAAAGTTGTATCGGTTAGAAAGTATTCAATTGAATCAATGGTCTTACGAGTTATACTTTCAAATGATTCAATTCCTGGTAGAAACAATGTATCCTCTACTAAGGTAATCTCATTCACATTCGATGAATATTGAACAAATATAGTCTTAACACATGGATGATATAGGTTCTGTTTCAATTCTATTTTAAGTTGTTTGTATAACGGATGTGTATCACATGCAATGATTAACATAAGGATCTTCATTTAGAGATATCCATTCATTAAATGTAAATGAGTTTTACGTGGACATCAGAAGATATTTTATGTACTGACCGTTATCTTCAAGCATTTCCAAACAACTATGTTAAGACAGATGTTTTTTACAATTCTCCAATAAGTTGGCGTGAAAAACATGTTTATCCTCCACCGTCTACGCAGAAGTTAATCGTTTCAGGACATTCAGATTTTCCAATTACTGAAGACATTTCACGAAGATATCCAAATTCAAAATGGTTTTCAGTAAATACACAATCAAGACATGTTTCAGGCATTCCTCTTGGAATTACGAATGATACTAACGAAAGTGAGACGCATACAATCTATGGAAACATTCCAATGATGCTTGAGGTTTTCCAAACTCCTCGTGAAATCAAAAATCTTGTCTATCTTAACTTTTCAAGATTTTCTAATGGATACTTCATTGCAAGTTATGAGTTTGAGAGAGTTCCGCTATATGAAATGCTTCATTCTAAACCTTGGATTACATGTGGAGAACCTGTGAATACATTTGAAGGACGAAAGGAGTTTTTGAAGGAAATTAGAAACCATGAGTTTGTGTTGTGTCCTCGTGGGAATGGAGTTGATACACATCGTCTATGGGAAACCTTGTATATGGGAAGTATTCCAATTGTGAAAAATGATATTGCTCATTCTGGATGGCAAGACTTGCCAATTTTATTCATCAACAATTGGAATGAAATCACCGAAGAACGATTGATTGAAGAGAAGAAACGAATTGAATCTACTACCTGGAACTTTGAGAAACTTCGCGTTAGTTACTGGATAGATCGTATCCGACGCTCTATACAATGAAGATCGGAACTATTGTAACTGCAACTGATCTAAATCCACTCTATTCTGACTTCATTCCAAACTTTATCAAAGCTTGGAATGCAGTTCTACCTGAAGCAGATGTTCATATTGTGTTAATTGCAGACTCAATACCTGAATCATTACTTCCTTGGTCATCAAATTTGATACTGTTCAAACCAATTGAAGGGTTACATACAGCGTTTCAAGCACAATGTATTCGGTTACTGTATCCTCGTGAAGTACTGCGTGATGAAGGTGTTTTGATTACAGATATGGACATGTTACCTGCAAATCGTAGATATTATGTGAACTCGATTGAACCTGCTCCAGACTCTGCATTTATCGTGTATCGTGATGTATGCTTTCCAGAGGAAATTGCAATGTGTTATAATGTAGCACATCCTTCTATATGGGCAAGTATGTTTGGAACTGAATCAACCGAAGCAATTTTACGTAAATGGTATGAAGGAACTCACTATGATGGAAATCACGGAGGTATAGGTTGGGGAACTGATCAGATTATTTTTAAACAAACCTTCGATCGATGGTCTGGAAATAAAATTGTTCTTAATGATCAGATTACAAACTTCACACGGTTAGATAGAGTTCACTCTTGGAATTTCACAAATAAAGTGCAATTACAAAATACACTCTTAATTGGATATTTTTGCGATTATCATTGTCTACGACCCTATTCAGAACATAAAGATATAAATGACTTTATTGTATCGTGTTTACAGCAGAAGAATTGGATTTCACCTTCTTAGAAAGAAGTCAACATCTAATCGAGTGTTTCCTTCTGGAACATAGAATGGATCTGTCCATGTATTCAAAATACACACAGGAAGTTTTGCATACAAGTGATCTAATGGACTATGTAATACAACTGGTATAGCACCACACGCCAATGCTTCATAGACTCGATGTGTATCCATTCCAAATCCTTCTGGACATAATACGAATTTTGAATGACATAAATCATTGTAGTATTCAGGTTGTGTTCTTCCTTCTGGATTTTTACGGACTACACGAGTATCTCCTTCAAATGCCTTCAAACACTCATATCTTGCACGGGTATGATTTGAAAAGTTAGAGTAAATCTCAATATAGCGATATCTTGATGGTTGAATCAATGAAATATGTTTCAACCCACTATCTGGAAATCCAATGGGAATTGTAGTTAACTGTGGATGACTTACAGTTGTATTGATTGCATAAATATGAAGTGCGCGTGGAAGAGTTCTACGAAGTCTATCTTGATCAAAGGGTTTATCTGCATTATGAATGATTAAGTTGAAGCGTTTTGGACTCGCAAGACGAATACTTAAAAATTGATCTAAGTAATCTGCATTAATAAAGACCCAATCACCTTGTCTAGAACCCCATTGCATAAAGGGTCGTTCTTTGTATCGTGGGTCATAGATCCATGTGCAACGATCTGCAAAACTCTTTCCAGAGATCATTACAATGGTTAAAGTATTTTCTTTCTGCTTATATGGACCACCAAATTCACAATACTACCCAATAGGAACTTTACAGAATATCTACTTAATTGGTACCTACTTTCCAGATTGGAAAGTCTATATATACACTGCACCTGATGTAGATCCTGGATTTTTAGAACAAGTAGCAATGTACTCAAATGTAGTTCTTCGTCCAACTGGACAACTAGGACCCGTCAATATGTTCTATCGATTCTTTGCAATTGATGAACCCGATGTCGAAATTATGATGGTACGTGATTTAGATAGTCGTGTTCATTGGAAAGATCGATGGGCAATTCGTGAATTCGTTGATAATCCTAACTTTGAAAGTCATATCATACGAGATAACGTACAACATACTTCTAAAATTATGGGAGGAATGTGGGGCATTCGCAAAACAGCAGGAATCTGTATAAGCGATTTATATAAGTTGTTTTTAGATAACCCTACAGATCGTGGATACGGAGCTGATCAGAGTTTTTTAACAGACTATGTATATCCGTACATATGGTCTAAAGCACTCGTTCATTACAGTAATGGGCGTATAATTGCAGGAGAACATGGAGTTCAGTTTCCATTTGAATACGTAAATGAAGTTTATTGTGGTCGTTCTGAAATAAGTGAAACATTTGTAGATCGTCCACAACCACCGTTTTCCTCTGAGAAAGTTAAATTTAAGAATTCTAAGCTTTCAGTTACAAAGATTTTTTCATCTCTTAAAGTGGAAAACTAATAATCTCGTTACTCAATAAATGCATCTCAAGCAAATTGGATCTCGCGCTCAAGTTATGCACGGAACAGCCCACCACACAACCGGTGGACTTACTAAGGCAGACCTCAAGATGAACAAATGGGGTCGTATCGTCTCGCGTAAGAAGTCAGCCAAAATGTCTCATGGAAAAACTCGCCGTAACAAGTAATGCGATTGATCTCTCTATTAAGCGCTGCGTTATGGGTGGATTTTGCTGTTATGGCACTTATCAAAGTCGTGCCATCTCCTGTTTGGTTTCTTCCACCCACAGGTGCACTCAGTCTATGGTATGATAAATTTGGTCTTGCAGCAGTCTCTGCAGATGTTCTAAGTTTATTTTTAGGAGTCCTTCTGGCTACGTTCTTATTCCCAGGAGCAACTGGACTTCAATTGGTGATGGCAGCAATCTGTGTACAGATGATTCATGACATCTTCTTTTACATTGTAGTCATTCAGGGACTTCCTCAAGGTCAGAACTCCATGATTGATGTATTCAAATCCTATGCAAGTGAAGGCAGTTGGAAGATCTTGGTTGTCT